ACAGAAGGATCAACGCATCGCCGAACTGGAAGCCCGCCTTGAAGCCCATGAAAGCTTTGACGGAAGGGAGAGGGCCACAGATCGCCAGCGTATCACCGCCTTGGAGACCCCGGCCCCGGCCCTCCGAGAGGAGACGGCAAAAGACCACATCGACCGCCTATTTTCAGAAATGAGACGGCTTAAAATGCGATACGTGACCACCAAAGACGCCGCCCGCCTTTTAGAGATCTCCAAACCACACATGCACAAGCTAAAGCCGTATCTGGCGGATGATCCCCGTTTTGCGATCATCAAAGACCCCCACCACCGCCAACGGCATCTTATCGGGATAGTTTAGGAGGATAAACCGTATCATGATACGGTTACGGTTTATCGGATGAATCGCTAGCGGCTAAAAATCAAGATATCAGATGTGACGGTCATCTGATAATATATGATAATGATTAATCGGAGATATAGATATAGTATAAGTGAATATATATAAGCAATATAGAAAATACAGTATCCGGTCTTGAATCTAGCAAAACCGTAACCGTATCATGATACGGTTATCTTTTCTCAAAAATTCGCTCTCGTCGCCGTGTAGCCGCCTCCGTTGTGCTGGAGTCCAGCACAACGGATGTACAAAAAGATACATTGTGTTGGACTCCAGCACAATGTTACAGAGGTGGGGTGCAGGGGTAGAGAAAGCCCCGGTCTACGCGCTATCGTACGCTCCTCTCGAATTGGTCGAATAGCCCAAAATGCACCTGCAGTTGACGGATTCGAATCCCGGCCCGTCGCCGGGAAACATCGGCCGCCCCCCGAAAGGGAAGCTCTCCTCCAGCCTGACTTTTACACCGTCCCTTTTCTTGTGAAGTGGCCGGGTGGACTCGTCGCCGACTGCATCCCAAATTTTGTGAGTGTAGATACCTCTTTCAATTTCTTTTTCAAATCTGGAGCCGTTGATCGCCCTGTTGGTCTCGGTCCTGCCTATCCTTCGGGCCCTCGCAGGGCTGCACAGTGGCGATTTGGTGAGCAGCTCGACGGCCTTCTTTTCGTGAACGGGCCAGTTGTCAACGAAAATCTTTCTAATATAATTTATATCCGTCTCGGCCATTTGGCCCGCCAGACGGTTCAAGCCGTGAGCCTTGAAGTAGTTCCGACCCCTGAGAGACGGGATCTCCTCCAGGACGAACGGGCCGAAGAGCCGACTTTTACCTATCAGCTTGTGCCTGAGTTGCTGGCCAGTTGCCAGCGTGACGTAGTAGCTCGGATCGTCCTCTGTCGCCCTCAGAGCCGCCGCGAAGTAGCCGCTCTTCGTGAGGGCCCCTATTATCGGCGACCGGATCGCCAGAAGGCACTTTACCGCCTCAAGTTCGTCCACCAGGACCACCCCAAAAAGAGGAGGAGAAGCCGCCCCTCAGGGCAGCTCGTAAGCCTCGATAGTTCCGGCGATGTCGGTGTTAGACGTGTCCGTGATGTCGATGTGGATCGTTCCGTCGTCCTGGAGGAACCGGGCCGTCTCGATCGGGCCGATACAGAACTCATCGTTGGCGACCACGTCGTCGCCTCTCACAAGGTCGCCGAGTCCCCGCCTAAAGGCAGGGTGAGCGGTTCCGGCCTTGAGGGTCACAGCGCCGCCGGTTCCAGTCCCTGCCGAGATGTGGACGAGGATCAGCAGCCTCTTGAAGTTGGCCCCGGCGGCGATGTAGTGATGGCTGGACTTGTCGATCGCGTCGGGAGTCTTTCTGTCAGCCCACGCGCCGTTAAGCTCGTTTACCGCAATTTCTGATCTTGTCATGATTCATCGCCGCCGCTCGGAGAACAGGTCAAAACGCACAGGCAGTCGGGATCAACGACCTTTGCGCCGTAGCAATGCAGACCCCTCAGTGCATCCGCAAAGAATTTCTCAGGTCGGTACGCTTCGGTCTCGTTCACAGAGTCAGCGAAGGTCGTCGCCCTAGCCACCCCAGCCACAACCTTGTAGTGATCCCCGCCGTCGTTCGGCACGTTGTTGGACTGGAGGATCCTGAAACCGAACAGCTTCGCGATCTCGCCGTTCAACATCACGCCCTCGACCCCGGACCAGGCCGGGTTGGTGATCGTCGCCTGCTCCTGGAGAAGCCACCGCGTCACCCACGGCGGGAGGATGACCCACCGACCCTGAGCGGGGACATTGGCCTCGTCGAGCTTCTGCTTGATCTCGAGCAGGGCCTCGGACACCACGTCAGTCGATCCGTCGAAAATCTTATCGTCCCCGTCTGCGCCAACGGCGTTGCCCGCCTGAGCGGCCATGATCCCGGCGATGTACTCGTCCGCGATCTCGGCGAGCCGATAGGCCGCGTCTCTTGTGGCACTCTCCATCAGGGCCACGTTCATCTGCGCCTTGTCGATGTCCTCGATCCGGAAGTTGAAGTACTTCGCCTGAGTGATCTCCAGAGTGGTGCTGGCGTCGTCCAGCTCCTCGGGATCGCCTATCCCGGTCACCCGGTCGTAGTTGTCGATCGTTATCGGTCCGTGCGCGGTGATCCGCACCGTGTCGCCTTTGCCCTTAATCTCGCCTTCGTAGTCTCGATTGATGACGCCGGCTTGCCCGTAGACCAGGCTCTTCTGCAAGTTCTGGAGTATCTGAGCACTCCAGATCTCGCCGATGAAATTCGTTAAAGTCATGTTCCACTAACCCCCTGTTATCGGTTTTGTTTACGCTCTCGAAAGACTCCCATCTTTCAGTTGGGCCTTTATCTGCTCCCAATTTTGAGCGATCTCTTCGAAGGTCATTTTTTTGACCTCGGATCGGGTGAGCGGCCGCTTCGCCCCGGTGGGCGGATTTGTGCCCTCGCCTACTTTCGGCCCGGGCCCCATCGCCTCGGCGAGCCTCTTCGCGTCTGCGAGAAGCTCCTCCTCGGTCGCACCCTGGAGCCGGTCGGCGAGGGCTTCGGATAGGCCCGCCTTCTTTGCGATCTCGGCCTTCAGATTCCGCAATTCGAAGTCTTTCATCTTCTCGGCCTGATCGGCCAACTGGGCCTTCAGGTCCGTATTTTCCGCCTTCAACGCGGCGTGCTCGGCCCGGGTGGCCTCCAGTTCGGACTTGATCTCGTCGTAGTCCGAGAATTTTGCTCTCTCTCTCGCAAGTCTCTCTTGAACGATCTTGTCAACGTCCGACTGGCTAAATTTCTTATCTTCGTCCGCCATAGCGTGGTGTACCTCCTGGTTTTACGCTCCAGTAAGCTGATTCTTAGATAATCATGATTAGACGAAATTGTAGCTCGTCTCTCTTTGCTCCTCAGATATTTTAGACACTTCCCAGTCCAAATCTTCATCGGAGGCGTCGGGATCAAGCCTCGCCAGGGCGCTCCTCGTCGAAGTGAGCCCCGCTGTCTTCCTCTTCATTTCGATGTCGGCGGATTCGAGCGGGTCAGGTGGAAGGGCTGATCGCCACTCGATGGTGAGGTTCTGCAGCTCCCCAGCCCCCGGGTATCGGCTCGCAGCCTCCAGCCTGGCGCATAGCCTCAGAGCCGAGAGGAGGGGCCTCTTCACCCTCGCCCTCAGCCTCGCCACCTTTGCGAGGGTCGGAATTGCTAAACGTTTCAAAGCACTACCAGACTCCGCCAGACCGTTCTTCGTGTCGCCGAGAAGAGCCGGGGAGATCTCGCCGAGGGCCATAAGCTGAGACTTGATCTCCTCTATCTGGGCGAAGTTGTTCTGGAGGCTTGCATCCCATGTCAAGTATGAAGGCAAATGAGGATAGAACCCGCCAGAGTTCGGGTCGCCCGTACCCATAGGATAAATGATGTACCGCCCGCCCCCTAGCTCGATCTCTGTCGGCTCGATCTCCTCGCCCGTGAGCGGGTCGATATAGTCCTCGGAAGCCCTCGGCCAGAGGAGATTAGGATCGCTGAATTTGTCCAGGGTCCTCGAGGTCCGGATAAGTCGCTTCTCCAGCTCGCGGACCAGGGCCTCTATCCCGGCGTAGTCGTCGAGCCCGTACACTCCATCAGAGGAGAGCAAACCAGCCACAGGGACTATCAGGAAGTCATCGAGCCCCGTCTTTACCTCCGACTGCATCCCTGCGTACCGCTCGAGGGCACTGATCGGTAGCTCGCTTGTGATCGCCGCCCCTGAATCGAGCCTGAAAAGGCGGTTCTCGATGACCCCCGGCCGGTGGATCTCGACTCGGAGATACCCGCGCTCGATGTGGTCTTCGTACTGACTGAAGTCGTAGGCGATAACGTGAGCCAGGACGTTCTTTGAGTCGTCAGGACTCACCACCGGGAACCAGTAGCGGGGGTCTATCCTCTCGATTAGCCCGCCCCGGTGGGGATCGAATCGGACCTTCAGGACGCCGTTCCCGAATCGCAAAATATCGACGAAGATATCGTAGACGAGGAGGTCGAGGTCGTTCGCCTCGAGGATGCGATCAAGAGCCTCTTGATTATCGGCAAAGAGCCTGTAAGGGCTCGCCAGGTCGCTTATCAACGTGGTTGACCTCTTGAACCAATTGGCCGCGATCATATCCAAATCCGAGTCCAAATTCGTGAGCCCCGGAAAGGAGGCTTCGTGATCGCCTTCATAAAGCAGCGTGCACCGATCATAGCGGTCGATCCTCGCCTTCTCATCTGTCGGAGGCCACCGCCGCCCCTGTTCTAAGAATGAAAAGTCTGTAAGTGTCAAGTTCCCCCTCCTCGCTTGAAAATCAAATTAGCTGCATATCTCAAGGCGTCGATTAGGTCGTCCGCTTCTTTTATCGGCTTGTCCTCGCCGCGGTCGGTAGCTTTCTGATCCCAGCGGTAGCCTTCAATTTCTTCAACAAGTCGAGGACAGGCCGCCGTAATCTTCAGGTTTCCGACGGCCAGGGCTGAAGAGATCCTCGAGATGCTGTCCAAAACGCTGTTATCTGCACCCTTGACCCGGGCCACCCCGTCGGCCTTGAGCTGGTTGATGAAGCCTCGGGCTGAAGGATCGACCAGGATCGCCGAAGGGTACTTCCCCCCCATGAAGCCCTGGAGGTCTTTTGAGAGCCTGGCGTTCGTTCTATCCGACTCTCGATACTCGCCGTAGACGTACCAGGTATCGCCCCATTTTCCCAGCTTCAAGAACGCTGTCGGGTGAGTCTGGCCGTAGTCCACCCCGACGACGAGGGCCTTCATGGGGCCAGCCGGAGGGGATCGGACTACGTGAAGGGAGCGGTCGAAATGGCCGAAGACTGCACCTTCAGCCATGACCCATTTACCAAGGATGTACCTCTGATAGAATAGGCTGGAGGGCGGGCCGAACTGGCGCTTCAGCTCTTCGACGTACTTCGGATCAAGCCAGGGGTTATCTGTCAACTGGAAATGCCAGGTCTTGAGGTCCAGCTCGCCCTCTCGGTCTATCCACTTCTTCTTGAGGTAATGGCCGGGGTTGCCGGGGTTCGTAGTCAGGAAGAGCTGAGCCCCTGGTTCTGACAGCCTCGAGAGGGCCATATTGAAGAAGCTCTCAGGCACAAGAGAGCCCTCATCGATATAGATTAGCCCTAGGGTCTCGCCCGCTATCTTCTGATATGCGCTCTCATCCGTTGCGCCCTCGAGCCAGATCTCACGGCCAAAGAGCCAGGCCTTTTTCAATGATCGCTTATATTGAAGCTGCAGCCCCGGAACCTGGTTGAAAGCGTGTAGTACGTTACGTTCCAGGCTGCCTAAGGTTTTTCCGACCATCAAAACGTTATATTCGCTAGGTGCTGAAAGTACCGCCTCGATCCATCGGAGGTTTGCGGCTACAGTTTTTGATGATCTAACCGCACCGTGGGCGAGGTTTACCCTGGCGGTGCTCTCGTCGAAGAAGTCGCGGGCTTTCGTGCCTGAAGGTAGCGGTTCTATCACGGTCGCGCCTCCTTCAAGGCCCGGATCCTGGCGAGGGTCGTCTCGAGGTTGACGAGGAGGGCTGAGGCCTCGGCCTCCAGTTCGGCGAGTTCTCTCTCGGTGATGAGATCGGCAACCGTTCTCATCTGGCCCCCTCTCTCATGGCTGAGAAGAACGCTCTCAGGGCTTCGGTCCCTTCGCCTTCGCCCGCCGCCTCTTCGACCTTGAACTTGTCTATCGTGATCCCGGCCCCGGTCATGATCGCCTGGAAGTCCCGGCCCCCTTCGCATCCGTCGAGGAGTGACTCGGCCTTCTCGATCGCCTTCGCCAGGAACTCAAGACGGGCCTCTCTCGCCCTGTACCTGTGGACCTCGACCGCCTTTTTAGGTCCCGAATATTCGAGGCCGTGTCTGGCGGCTATTCGATTGATCGTATCCGGCGCTCGATCGAAGGCTTTCGCCGTCTGGTTCTGAGATTTGCCAGATTTGAGAGCCTCCAGGATCTCGGCCTCTTCGCTCTCGGAGACAGGACCGCCCTTACTCATCGAAGCAGCCTCCTAGGAGGGGATTTCGCGGCCGGGAGGGGACCGGATCGCGGCCGCGATGGTTGAATTGGTCATCAGGAAGGGGAGGGAGCGGGGCCGGCATCATGAAGATGAGAAGCGGCGGTACCGGTTCGCCGGCCCCCGAATTTTTTCAAACTCGCCACGTTTGACGGCGCGGTTGAGCACGTTCTGTAGAGATTTTTCAGAAACGTCGCCAAATTTAGCACGAACCCTCTCAGAGATCTCGGCGAGCGTAAGGGTCTCGCCCGGTTGCGAGACGCCAAAAATCATGTCAATGTTGCTGATGTACTCTCCCCCATTCATAGAACTATCTCTTCCTACAAATACCTTCTCTTCGATAGAAGTCATCCGGATCGCCCCCGGCCCTCAGCAAAAGAGAAAAGATCGGCTTGAATCATCCGACTACCTCAAAAACAACCACGTAAACAAGCTGATCAGGATCGAAGACGCCGTTTATCGACTTCCAGACCTGGATATACTCAGAAATTGAGTACCCGCCCTCGGCTCTGGCGTCGTCCTCGGATATGTCCCCGAGACGTTCCCGCCTCACACCGAGGATTCGAATCTTGCAGTGGTGCTCTTTGCTGAATAGCTCCGTTTTAACGAGGTGAACGGCTCCGACCTTCGCCCGTGGT